CATAGAGGTCTTTGGACAGCAGATGGTACTGGTGTTTATAAGGTTATTGCATCAAACGCAGGTACCGCTCAAGGATTACACCCATCTATGGTTATTTTTGATGAATTACATATGTCAAAGGAAGATTTATGGACTGCCATGAGTCTTGGCTCTGCAACTCGTCCTGATGGAATGATTTTAGGTATTACCACTGCTGGAGATGATACTTCTACCCTTTTGAAGAATCTTTATGAGCGTGGAGCCAAGGCTGTAGACAAAGTTGGTGACTTAGAACGCTTTGGATTCTTTTGTTGGGAGTCTCCAGAAGGCTGTGAGATTACTGATGAAGAGGCGGTAAGAAGAGCAAATCCTAACCTTGCATCAGGCATATTATCGTGGGCAGCAGTTAAAAATGAGTTATCTACCATGCCAGAAGCAGATGCAAGACGATATAGATTGAATCAGTTTGTATCTTCCATGAACGCTTGGCTTCCTGTAGGCACATGGCAATCATTAGACCATGGCGTTGTATCTAAGCCACTTATATTTGCTGTTGATAGAACTCCAGGCTGGGACCATGCTTGTATAGTAACTGCGGGCATAGAAGAAGATGGTTATGTATCAACAGAATTAGTAGCATCACTCAATAATACAAATATAGATAGTTTGGCAAGGCTATGTATGGACTTAGCAAATAAGCATAATGTTCCATTTTTAATGGATTCATATGTCCTATCTGACCTTGTTACGATACTAAAACAGAGAGGTTTAAGGGTTATTCCTGCCTCAAACAAGGATTTGGTATCAGCATCAAATAACGCATACCGTAAAATAATGAAGCGGGAAATCAAACATCCCAAAGACGAGATTGTAACAGTACAGATGCAGTCAGCAGTTCGTAAAAATGTACACGACTCTTGGAAGATTTCAAGAAGGGATTCCTCAATTGATATTGACGCTGCCATTGCCACAGTACTTGCAATATGGTTCTGCGACTCTAAAGAGGATTACCAACCCTTCATTGTAAATACGAGCATGATAGAATCTAAGGATGGTGAATAATAAATGGGCATAATCAGAGACTTCCTATTTCCAGATATACAGACAACTGTTGATGAGGCAGTAGAGACAGCAGTTAGTCGTTCAATCTTGCCACCTTCAAGAGAAACAACAGTTGTATCTCCAGAAGCAGCATTGAAGTTAGTCCCAGTATCAAGATGCTTATCCGTTTTGGAAACATCAATGATACAAATACCTGTAGAAGTTTACAGAGGAATAGAACAGATAGATAGTCCTTCTTGGTTAATTACTCCAGATGTAAATAAGAATGTAACTCAAGGTGAGTTTATTAAAGATACTGTCATTTCTTTGGCGGTACATGGAAATGCATTCTGGTTAATAACAAGAGGACAAAGAGGAATAACAAATCTTGAAGTTGTTCCAAATGCAGACATTGCAGTACATGAAGATAGATTTGGAAATGTAACTTATCACATTGGTAAGAAACAAATTGCACCAGATAGAATTAAGCATTTGAAACTTTGGTCACTACCAGGCCAAGTTATGGGTGAAGGTCCACTACAAAGACACAAAGGCACATTAAAAGCAGCATGGGATTTAAATAATTACTTTGCTAACTGGTTTGATAATTCTGCGGTACCAACAGGTATCTTAAATACAGAATCACATATCAATCAAGAACAAGCACAGACATTACTTGAAGCATTCCTTGAATCACAAAAGACACGCACACCTGCTGTCATGGGATATGGAATGAAATATGAAGGTTTAGTGTTAGACCCAGAAGCAGCACAGTTCCTTGAGAACCAGAAGTTTATGGCTCGTCAAATTGCATTAATGTTTGGTATTCCATCACAATATCTAAGCCTATCTATTGAATCAAGCGGTATGGCTTATACAAATACAAATGGCGATAGACAAAAACTATTTGAAGATGGCTTACAACAGTACATTACAAGAATTGAACAAGCATTATCTGACCTACTTCCAAGAGGACAGTTTGCTAAGTTTAATCTAACAACTTTCCTTCGTCCTGACAACAAGACTCGTTATGAAGGCTATGCAATTGCATTAGATAAGAAGTTCATGACAGTTAATGAAGTTAGAGAATTAGAAGGATTGCCAGCATTACCAGATGGTGATAAGGTAGCAGAACCTGTACAACCAGTACAGCCAAATACAGACACACAAGGAGCACAGAATGACACTGGAAACCAGACAGTTTGAGATACGCTCCACTGATATAGAGTTGCGTGAGGTCAGTGGCATTGCTGTCCCTTATAACGACACAATTGACATTGGTGGCGGACTCAAAGAGCGTTTTGAAAAAGGTGCTATTGATATCAACGCAGATGTAAAACTATTTCGTGACCACAACGATATCATTGGCAAAGTTACTGAGATGCGTGAAGAAAATGATGGCTTGCATATTCGTGCAAAGATATCAGAAACACAACTTGGTAACGAAACATTAGAATTGGTAAAGGATGGAGCAATCCGTTCTTTCTCAGTAGGGTTCATCCCTCTTAAGGATGAGAAGCAGGATAGAACTATAATTCGCAAGAAGGTAGACCTTAAAGAAGTCTCTCTTGTAGCGTTTCCTGCATACAACAAGGCTGCTGTAATGGCAGTCAGAGACAACAAGGAGGAAACTTCCGTTATGGAAATCCAAAACACAACAGATACCTCCGCAGACATTGCAGAGGTTCGCACAGCAATTGAAGAGATTGACCGCAAGGTTGCTCTTCTTGCAGCAGAAAAGGACAACACAGTTGAGCCAGTAGTATCTTTCCGCTCATACGGTGAATATGTTAAGTCTGTGGCTAACAATGACGATGAGGGTCTAAAACTCCATCGTGATTTCACAGGTGGAGTACTTGCAGATTCAATTCTAAAGAATCAGTGGGTATCAGACACCGTACGCATCCTAAATCAGGGTCGTCCAACTTATTCTGTCTTCTCAACTGGAACACTACCAGCAGATGGAATGACACTTGAATATCCAGTACTTGATACTGATACTTCAACTGTAGATGAGCAAGCAGCAGAAGCAGACACACTTGCTTTTGGTAAGATTACTCTTACATCTGCAACCGCTCCAATCAAGACAATTGGTGGTTACACTGAAATGTCACGCCAGGTTATTGAGCGTTCTTCAATCGCTTATGTTGACACAGCATTCCGTGCTATGGTTGCAGCATACGCAAAGAAGACAAACAACATGGCAAAGGCAGCACTTGTTGCCAACGCAGGTAACTTCAATACAGCATCAGTTTCAGCATGGGCTGCAGATGCAATCATTGAAGCACTTGCAGATTCAGCAATGAAGGTTAACGAAGATACTGGTCTTCCAGTACAGTTCATCCTTGCATCAAGCGATGTATTCAAGTCACTTGCTAAGATTGTTGATGCTTCAGACCGCCCAGTGTTGTCAAACACAGGTGCAACAGTTAACACATTTGGTGCAATCAATCCAGTAGGCCTAACAGGCTCACTCTTTGGTCTACCAATTGTTGTTGACCCATCACTTGCAGCAGGTTCATTGTATGTTGGTAACGCAGCAGCGTTGACAACCTATGAATCAGCAGGTGCACCATTCCGTTTGAATGACGAAGAGATTACTAACCTAACCAACAAGTTCTCTGTCTATGGATATCTTGCAATTTCTGCACCAGATACCAAGGCACTTGTTAAGGTTGCTAATCCAAACGACTAATAGGAGTCAATCATGGATGTTACAACTCTGAGAAACTACATAGGTGCAAGCACTGAAGACAATGATTTCATTGAGCAGTGTCTTATTTCTGCACAGTTATTGGTAAATGAATATTGCGGTAGCAATGCTAATGTGCCATTATCTATTAAAGAAAGATGCTACTTAGAAGTAGGCTCAGAGTTGTACCATCGTCGTAGTGCTCCACTTGGGATTGCACAGTACGCAACTTTTGACCAGGCACCTGCAAGAATTGCTCGTGACCCATTAGTAGGCGTATATCCAATCCTTGACCGCTACATTGTGAGGTTCGCATAATGCTGCAACAGATTAGAGAAGACTTGAAGGAAGTTCTCACAGGTATAACTCCACAGATTTATACTTATGAACCAGAACGACCTGTTCCAAGTTGCATCATAATCACAGCAGCAACAGCATTCCTTAGAATTAACGAGGCTGACTTTGGCCCAAGTTATACAAGCAATTGGCGACTTCAACCAATTGTTAAAGTTGCGGTAAATCAAATAGAAACATCTAATCTTGACGAAACAATAATGGAAATAGTCCAGGCTGTTTGGCAAGTAGAAGGTGTGGCTACAGTTGAAGTAGATAAGCCATTTATCGTAGAACTTAATGGCGCAAGTTATTTAAGTACTTACATAAATATTCAAATGTATTCACAAGGAGGAATATAATGGCACGACTAAAGGGAAAGACCATCATCTTTGAGATTGATGGTACAGAATACCAGGGTGCTGTAAACAATGTAACCTTCACCTCAGAAGTTGGAGAACTTGGCTTTGGCTCATATGAAGACAGCCTTGATTTCCGTTGCCAGGTAGTTGGTTATCAGGACTATGCAGCAAACTCTTTATGGCGTAAACTATGGGACAATCCAGGTGCAACAGTAACCTTGACATATGCTCCACATGGTAACGCAACAGCATCAAGCACACAACCACACTTCACAGCAACAGGATATGCAGAAACTCTGCCTACTCTTGGTGGTGCTGCTGGAGAATATTTTGCCTTTGACCTTTCCATTGTTCTCAATGGCAAGCCATCAATGGTAACTGCTTAATTTGAGGTAGTGGCGATGGCAGAATTTACAGTAAGCGTAAAGGGACTAAGAGAAGTTACTCGTAGTTTTAAACAATACGAAGGTGCTGTAGATGATTTAAAAACTGCCAACGCTGCAATCAGTAGCAAGGTAGCACAAAGTGCTGTTGCCACTACTCCCAAATTGACAGGACGACTTGCATCAACTGTTAAAGGTAACAGAGCAGTGCAAAGAGTCCAAATAAAAGCGGGTGGAGCAAGAGTTCCATACGCTGGAGTAATTGAATATGGATGGCCTGCAAGAAATATAGAAGCACAACCATTTTTACGCAGGGCAGCATGGACAAATAGAGATTATGTAATACAACAGTATTCGTCTAATCTTGAAAGTATTAAAAGAAGATATATAGCCAATTAGGAGGCATACAATGGACATATCACAATTAAAGATGAAAGAGTTAGCAGAGGTAGAAAGACTTGCAGGCATTCCAATGTCTGAATGGGATTCTCCAAC